TTTTGGCTACCAGTTAGCAAGCTATGGAAAGAAAGAATAGGCATAACACCTGTTCTTTTATATTTTGGAGATGGCAGTCCAAGTGAAGAGTACGGTATTGTTATTAAGATGAATAAGAATGTTACTAACTTACCATTAGCTACCTGTTGGGCGAGATATTGGTGGGTTGGTCAGCAAAAAGATGCGGTTAGTATTATAACCGATATTGATATGCTTCCATTCAGCAAATGGTATTTTAAATATCAATTAGAGCGTTTTAGTAACGATAAGTACGTACATATTAACCCTTGTATAGATACTTACTCAAGGCTGCCAAGTTGTTATCATGTAGCAAGTGGAAACACATATAAAGAGTTGTTACAATTGACTGATACATTTGAGGAAAGTTATAACATTCTCTTAAACCAATACTTTGATAATTCAACTTGTTATGTAAGAGGTGGTAATAATTTATGGTGCTACGATGAATATTATGCAAGTGAATTACTATTAAAAAGTAAAAGCGATAAGTTAGTTTTAGTAAATAGAATAGGCGGTCAAAGTGGTCATAGAATAGATCGTACCGACTGGAATTATGATATTGAAAAACTAAATGCTGGTTATTACTACGATAGTCATAGTATAAGACCTTATAAACAATATAAATCTGAAATAGATAATCTTATATCTTTGTTATAAAAATGGAATTTAAAGAAAAGCAAAAAACACTATTTAGTAGAAAAGCATTTTTAATAGAAAAAGCAACAGAAAGCGAATTATTATTTAAAAAAAGGTTAGATGAAAATAATATTAAATACATATTTCAAAAGGCTTTTATAAAAGGCAATAATTATGTTATAGTGGATTTTTATTTACCAAAACCGAATAAGATATGTATAGAAATAGATGGTCTATACCATGAGAGGCAAGAACAAAAAGTTAGGGATTACAATAAAGACAAATACTTGGAAAGTAGAGGATTTAGCATAATTAGGATTAAAAATGAGGATGTTTTAAGTTTTGATATAAATATTCTAAAACAATAGAATCTATATTTATATAACTTATTAACGAATTATTTTAAGCAACTATATTTTTGTATTTTTGTCTATATGTATTTTCACAACGGAATAGCGTTATTAGAACACGATACACACCTATCTAAATGGGTTGTAGAACATGATAGATTAGACTTTGACCAAAACGTACTTCCGTTTGTTTTGCCTCATATAAAAGAAGGTGACCATGTGCTTGATGCTGGGGCTAATTTAGGTTGTTATGCCTACTCTTTTTTAAATAAGATTGGCTCTAATGGTCATTTGTACGCATTTGAACCATCAACAGAAACCTTTGAATGTTTAGAGCATAACCTAAATACATTTGACAATGCCGACCTTTTCAATATGGCTTTATCATATAAAAAAGGCTATTGCAAAGTATTAAGACCAACTAATAATGTAGGCATGAACTTTTGTGAAGAGGTATCTAATGCCGATTCAATTAAGGTTACAACAATAGATAGTTTAGGATTAAATAAACTTGACTTTATTAAGATAGACGTAGAAGGCGATGAATTAAACGTGCTTATTGGTGGATATAAAACGATAAATAAGTTTAAGCCTACAATGTTTATTGAGATAAACGAACATACGTTAAAACGCAAAGGATTAACAAGCCTTGATATATTTAACTGGTTAGACAAACAAGGATATGTTTACGAAAATGTATATCCTAACCAAAAGATGCGAGGCGACCAATACGATATAATTGCTAAATACCATGAAAAGAATTAAGCTAAAAAAAGACCGTAAACAAATTAAGAATAGTTGCGGTAAAGGTAAAAGAGGCTGTAACTATGAAGGCGAAGCCACATTAAAAACTAATATTAAAATTGCTGCTTAATGACTGAACAGGAAATTATCAATAACGCTTATAATTTAGCTATAAAGTTAAATAAAGAATATGCCTTAAAAAAGAAGCATATTAAAGGCGTTCATGATTTGTATGATGAAAGTGTAGAGATGGCTAAAGCTATTTCTAACCATGCAGAAAAGGGTAAGTTTCCTGAAGAATTATTTAAGCATAGAAGCCCTAATCAAACAGAAAAAGAGGCTGAATATATTAAGAACAATTTTAAACAGCATACATTACCTGTATTTATTGATTACATTAGTACTATTACTCGACCATTTGGCGATGGTAACTGGTCAATAAAATATACCGAAGAGCCTGACACAATTAAGCAAACTGGCAACACTTTTAAAAGTTATGTAGAAAGTGGATTGCCTATTTATGGTAGCCTTGAGAATTTCATTAAGTTTATTCTACCTAAAATTAAGTCGGTAGATGCTAATGGTTTTTTAGGAATTAGACCAAGATATATTGATTATATTGAAGATGCAACAGGCGAATTAGTAGTAGATGACACTACATTATTTAGCCCTACTATTTTCTTTTATAAGTCAAAACAAGTAATTGATGTTACGGAAGAGTATGTATTATTCTTATCTGATGAAAAGAGCAGAGTAATATACATGAATAAGGAAGTAGAAGAAGGTACTATCTTTGAACTTTACACTAAAGAGGCTGTTTATTTTATTAAGCAAAAAGGACAAAAAGTAGATAATCTATTTGATGTTCAAATGTTTTACAGCCACGATTTAGGCTATATCCCTTGTATTCAATTAATGGGTATTCCTAAAATTGAAGATGATAAGATATTATGGCAATCGCCTTTTATTTACGCTACTGATTTACTTGATTTAGTATTAGTTAATTCTAACTGGTTACAAGCAAGTATTAATAAATGTGTGTTCCCAAATGTTATTATGTTTGGTAGCCCTTGTGATTTTAGGGATTCAGATAATAACTCTTGTACTGATGGAACGCTATTAATTGATGGTATTCAAAAAACGTGTCCGAGCTGTCATGGAACAGGATTAAAGAGTAGATTAAGTCCATTGGGTACAATGCTAATTAATCCTTCTACTAAATTTGAGGCAGGAGAAACAAACGCAACACAAGACCCTTTAAGATTTGTAAGCCCTGATGTAACTACATTAGAGTTTTTAAAGACAAAGATTGCAGAAGATACTGATAAGTCGAGAAAGATATTACATTTGCAAACTTCAAATAGCGAAGTAAAAGGAAGTGAGAATATGACTGCAACAGGAATGGCTATTGATGCAAAGACGATGTATTCTTTTGTAAAGCCTATAAGCGATCAAATATTTACTATCTATGAGTTTTGTTTAAAGACTATCGGATTAGAAAGATACGGAGATAATTTTGTAGCACCTGAATTAAGCTATCCTAAAACATTTGATTTTAAGAGTGCTGAAGATTATTTAGTAGATATTTCAGAGGCTATTAAAAACAATTTACCACCTTCGTTTATTCAGACTATTTTATTACAGTATATTAACGCCTTTTATGGCGATGGTGCAGATACTGCTAAAATATTTAAAATAATTTCAGAGGCTGACAGGCTATTTGGATTTAGTCAAGATGAAATTAATATGAAGTTAGCTAAAGGAACGGTAGCTAAATGGGAAGATGTATTGCATGGCTCTATATTGATGTTTGTAAATGAGGCTATCCAAGAAGATGAAAACTTCTTAAATAAAACCATTGCAGAACAAAAAACAATTCTACAAAATAAAGCAAAGGCAATAGCTAATGATTTAGAGGTTAATACTGTAAATCAGTTGCTATCTGAAATAACTCCTTAATAATGGCTTTAGAACAGCTTTTAAAACAAAAGAGTAAAAGACTTGAGGAAATACCATTAGAACTGCAAAGCGTTGTTATAAAACAACAAAAGGCTGTTTTAGATGGTATTATTTCATTGCTTAATGATTTAGATGTAAAAGATGGTCAAATAGTTATAAGCAAAGAAAACTTAAAAACTATTCAAGTTATATCGGACGAATTAAAAAAGGTTTATCTAAACGATGACTATCTAAAGGCTGTAAAAGAATTTGCTAAAGAGTTTGATAAACAGGCTGTATTAAATGATAAGATATTTAAAGAAACATTAGGCGAAGTAGAAACGCCTATTGCAAGTCAAGCCTATTTAGAAACAGCTAAACGTGGAGCGGTTACAGCTTTAGTAGATACAAACGCCTTTATAAAACCAATACAAAGTTTATTAGAAAATGCAGTAGTAAATGGTGCAAGTTTACAAGATACTATTGCAAGTATTAGGACGTTTACAAGTGGCAATGATTTAGTAGATAGCAAAGTATTGGTCTATGTAAAGCAGATAACTAACGATGCCTTTGCAATAGCAGATAGAAGCTACTCAAGTATATTAAGCGACTTTTTGGATAATGACTGGTTTTATTATGCTGGTGGCGAGATACAAACAACAAGATGTTTTTGCGATAAAAGAGTAGGTAACTATTACCATTATTTAGAGGTTGAAAGTTGGGGTAAGGGAGAGAATTTAGGCGAATGTAATATTGGTGGTGGTAAATGGGCTGGTCAAATGGCAGGAACAAATGAAAGTACTATTTATTCTTATTTGGGTGGTTATAACTGTATGCACTCATTAATTCCAGTATCGGAATCTATTGTACCTGATAGCGATAAAAATCGTGCTAAAAAATTAGGATTTATCAAATAATTATTATTATATTTGCAGAAAAACTAAAAAGTATGAAAGCAAAAGCACAAGAATTATTTAACAACCACGAAATAAGCTCTATTTTAGAAGATGGTATTTATACAATTTATGCTAAAGTAAAGGGCGATGAAAAGTATTATAAATCACAGATTAATATTTCATCAAACATTAATTATCAATCAAAAGCAAGTTTTAGTCTTGCAGTTTCAATCGTAAATAATAATTATCCCGATGAAACACAACAAACAGGGATATTGATTAAAAACGAACTTGCAGATTTAATTATAAAACAAATTAATGAATAAAGAGCAATCAACTACATTGGCTTTAAAGAAAAAGCAACACTATAATTTATTGTTAGATGACTATGTTAGACAGTATTTTAATGCAACCACAAACGATGCAAAAGAAAATGCTATAACATTTGAAAGGTTAAATAGAAAGTGGAAACATGAGGCTGTAAAAGCTAATAAAATTGGAAACTACAAAGTACATATAAACGCTTTTGAATTATCTGTACTTGATATTTATAAACAATTAAAAACAAAGCAAAATGAACAAACAAGAAAAGAATCCTGAATGGATTTACAGCGAAGATGGCATTGATGTTAAAGTAATGGATGACAAAGGGAAAACTAAATTTATTCCTGCTCATTTAGTTGTTAATGCTAAACTTATGAAAAACTGGGGGTTTGAAGTAGTAAAAAAGCCTAAAGTATTAGAGGCTGTATTTACAGAAGAAACGACAGACCCAGAATTATTAAATGAAACAACAGAAGTAGCTGAAGCGACACCAGCTAAAAGAGGTCGTAAACCAAACCAATAAACACAATGGAACTAAAAGATGTATTAGGCTATCTTGGATATGATGCCGAAAAAGTAAAAACGATTGATGACTTAAAAGGTACTTTTGAAAAGGACTTTGTAAGAACATCGGCTATTAATGAAGATAGCGAATTTATTAAACCTATTCTTGGTAAGACTTTTGGAACTCAAGAAAACGAGTTAAGAAAGATAGCTAAAGAGTTTAATGTTGATTTAGAAAACGATGAATACAAAGAGGCTAAAAAGGTTTCTGATAAGGTTAAGATTTTAACTAAACTTATTGCAGACCAAAAAGAAGCTATTATTAAAGACCAAGCTACTAAACTTTCATTAGGCAATGATGAAAAAGTAAAGTCATTGGAAACTAAATACGAAAAGTTGCAACGTGAGAAAGCTGAAAAAGAGGCTTTATTAGAGGCTACTGCGAATGAGTTTAATCAATTTAAGCAAGCATCAGCAAGTGAGTTAAAGAACTTCAAATTAAACCACGTTAAAACAAATGTTTTTGGGAGTGTTAAGTACAACTCACAAGCAACAGATTTGGCAAAAAAGGGTTTTTGGCAACGATAAACGAGAAGTATGAATTTGATTTTGATGAAACAGAAAAGCCTATTATTAGAGTAAAAGGCGGGCAGCAATTAAAATCTGATAAGGTAGCTGGGGCTTTCTTGACACCTGAAGAGGTTATTACAAAAGAGGCTATTGAAGCTGGGTTATATGAAGTAAATCCACAAGCTAAAAGACAGCCAGTAGTTGTAACACCACAAGGGCAAAAGACAAATACGCCACAAAACCCTAATCCTAATCCTCAAAGAAGAGTAGCGACACCATTAGGTTAGTATAATTAATTACTATAAGAATGCACTTATTAACGAAAGTTTTTAGGTGCATTTTTTTTTGTAAA